ACTTGGCGATATATCTTGCTGTATTGGCGCCGCGGGAGTTCGGGTTTTCCATAATGAAGGCCGGTCCATGCTTGACCAGGATTGATGGTGGTCTACTTCCGCTTGTTTATGCGGTACTAAGGGTTGGTTGTGGTTGACCGAATTCCCTGGGTTTTGAGAATCTTGCGGACTAAATGTGGACTAAAAGAAGGATCCCCTCGGGTGACAAATCCGAGGGGATCCAGCGTCGGAGGGGAAGGATGGAGAAACCTCCGACGTTCCTCAGCCCGTTTCGGAACTCAATTTGTGAAAGACGAGCCGAGGAAGCTTATTGCGTTAACCGATTTTGATGCTGCATTCGTAGTGGTGGACTCGGCCTTGGAGGGTCCAGGGTTCTACATCTCCTTGGACTTCCAGTTCACGGTCTAACCATTTCACGCGGCTGGTTGGTGACATGATCTGACCGACACGAGGCGGAATGGTCAGGTGGTAGTAGAGGGTCAGTGGTGGATTACCGGAGCCAACGGACTCGTCGGACCGTACCGGGTCCACGTTGGCTGGGAATGGTCCTTCCTCCACGGTTGGGAGCGGGTTGCCCTTTGGGTCTCGGCCTCCACCGGTGATGACGTAGATCCGGTCCTTATAGATGGTCACTGTGCTTTCCTCCGATACCGGTTGAGCACGAAGGTTTCCGCTAGTGTCCAGCCTTGGAAGTGCGACTGGTATGAGACTGATCCTGCACGGTAATTTGTCTGGTCAGGGTTCGCCATGAGACGGGCTGTGGCAGTCACTAGGACCGCTGCGAGATCGTCGTTCGGTTCTCCCTGTTCGCTGAAGCCGTTACCGCGTGTGTACGCCTGTGCCATTGCAGTAATGATTTGTAGGTGCTGCCCGGCCAGGGCAACAACGGTGTCGTCGTCACCCTGGCCCAGGAAGTCAGCTACGTCTTGTCCAGCGACCATGTTTAGCCTTCTGGGGTCTCGTTAGTCAGGACGATGACGCCTTCGGGACGGAGCAGACCAAGGTCATAACGTGCGGTCACGCGGATGGCTTGTTCATCGTATTCGGCGTAACGCTGGTCCAGCAGTTTTACGGTTGGGTTGGTGTCACGTGCAACCGCAACTTCACCCATGTTCGCAAGGATGGCTTTGCCGGTTGGGATCTTGTTCGTGACGGTCACTGGTACACCGAACAGGCGGTGTGTGGTTCCGCTGGTGATGTCAGATTCCAGGATGTAGTTACCGGAGTTGTCTTTGATCTTGCGGACCGTGAAGAAATCAGCACCGGACATGAACCAACGGTTTGGGGTGACTTCTGCTGCCGAGGCCATAGCCAAAGCGTCCAGAAATGTATCTGCCTCTTCAGGATCGAAGGCCGCAGCTTGCACTCCGGTCTGGTTGAGGATCCCGGTCACGGAGCCATCAGCACCGTCACCGGTCAGGAAAGCGTCATCAATTTTGCGTGCCACGTCTCCGACGAGACGAGTCTGTAGGACACTGTTGAGCCCAATGATGGATTGACGCAGCAGCTCATTGGAGAAGCGAATCAGGGTCTTTACGGATTTACGATCCGAGGGCATGAGCCGGACTTCATCAAACTCGATGTCGTGTTCTGGGATAAGTTCGCCTTCACCGATCCAGGATGCGTCACCTGATCCGACGAGTTTCGGGATACGCAGTGGAGAGGCAGTGTCAAAGATTCGAGGGCCAGCGGCCAGCACAACGGATTCAGTTTCGAGTGGCTGAATGAGGATGCTGGAAACTTGTTCTTGGAGTAGTTCCTGGTTATTAGACGTTTGCTGTACCAATGTTTTGTCCTTTCAAGACAGAAGAATTAACTGAAGTAATTTCCTCAATGTCTCCAGGACAAGAATGGAGGGACCAGCTCCAGGCCAGTCCCCCCACATTATAGCCGATACTCAGAGTATCAGCTACTCTTTCATCATGATCGCAGCGTCGATATTATCCAACTTCTGGACGATCTCACGAAGCAGCTCGATAATTTCTTTGGTCTGCTGTTCTGTAGCCATTAATCTGCTTCCCTCCGAACAGTCACGACTCGACCTGTAGCAATCGAGAAAACCCTCGTGCCATCTTCTGAGAAGTGCATGAAGCCGTCGTTGATACCATATTTTTCAGCCTCAACCTCGATCGCATCTGAGAAGTTCTCATTGATAATGAATTTTGCCATGATTGTTTCCTTATGCTCGTGCTCGTAGTAGACCAGCGAGATCTACTGACTGCGTGGCTGTCGTTGCACCTTGCCCGATGTCACCTTGGACTTTGCGAGAAGCAAGGTGTGGTTTCCGTTCTAGCAGGTCATCAATCGCTGCCTCTAGGGATGCTTCGTCGTCCAGGTGCTCCTCGTTGAACTGCAGGTCGGTGGGGTCGTGGAGACGACCAGTAGCAGCCACGAGAGCCGTGTGGAGTCGTTCAGCTAACTCATCGGAGCGTTGAGCACGCTGCCGATACTTCGCGTTCTCATCACGCAGCTTCTCAACGTAGGAACGAGGAAACATGTCATCATCATCATCGTTCTCCACAGGCTCGGTTTCTGGTGTCTCCGTTTCTTGGAGGTCATCGGTCAGGTCGGATTCTAAATCCGAGGTCTCATTTGAAATGCGATCTTCGTCGGTCTGTTCTTCAATATGTTGTTCGGTCATGCTATTTCTCCTTGTTCAGCTAGTTGAGCACGTTCCAATTTGCGTGTGTACATGGTCGAAGCGATCTTCTTGCGGGTCACAGGGAGCTGCGTGCAAACACAGCCTTTATGTGTGGGCATGGGGTGTTCTGCAGGCCATTCCCGGCCTTCACGCCACCACCAGCGACACAACTGACAAGCATCAGCCTCCATCTCCCGGACCCAGCCCTTCACCCGCTGGTCTCGTTGGATCCCCTCAGACATGCGGCGTGCAGCAGCCTCCAGCGGTTCCACCACACCGATACGCTCCAACTGCATGATGATGTCCTGATCCGTTGCCAAGATCGTCATGAACGCCTTCTCCAGTCGATCCCGGTCATCGATCACAGCCGCCACGACCACCGGAGCAGTGACTTCACCGGCTGCCGCGATCAGATACCCGTTCAATGCGATCTCAGCAGCAGCCCGGCCTCGTTCGTTTGCTATCGCCACGATCTCAGCTGCGATATTCGGAAACACCGCACGAGAAAGATCCCCACGCTCCACCGCTGACCATGCACGTAACAAGATGTCTTTGGAAGTCTCCGACAGTTGCTTCAACGTTGCTTCGTAGCTCATGACAGCAGCCCTTCAAGATCCGTAGCAGCAGTATCGAGGGCTTGTTCTCGTCGTGCCTTGCGTATCTGGTCGATCTCATCTTCGGTATATCCGAGACGGGCCAGGGTGGTCGATACCGGGAGCAGTCCCGCACTGTAGAGTTTCACCGCTGCATCTGCTTCCTGAGCGACTGACCGGGTTGTGGTGTCAGCCCAATCCACGCGAACATCAACACTGAGCGGGTCCACACCAGTCCTGACCGCCACCATGAGCCGGGCAACGTCCTCCCAAGCCCGTCCGAACTGTGCCTGTCGAGCAGCAGCCCGAGCCGCTAACGATGCTTCAGCAGCACGCATAGAGTCTGCAGATGTTGGAGCGTCCGTCAGGGTTCCCAGATAATGCGCTGGTAAACCACTCACGGCCATGATCTGACCAATCAGCACCCGAACCGACGCTTCATAAGAGGAGAGATCCGCTGCCGGGAGTTGACCGAATTTCGTGTCAGGATCCTCCGACACCATCATTCGCATACTTTCGTCAATCGGATTGACCGGGTTGCCGTCCTCATCTTCCTGCAACTCCAGACCAGTCGCATAACGACGAGGCCGTGCAAAGTATTCAGAGGAGACCATCATGTCCGACAACAACTTGTTCAGCGCGTCCACCAACGGCAGCAGGTCAGTCATCTCCGAGTTGCCATCATCCAGCAGCCGGTCACTGTTCTTCAACGCCACCACCGGAGGGACGCCTAACGGGTTATCCACAACCTCCACAGTCTTGAACTGACCAAACGTGACAGCCTCCGTCGTAGGCGCCGTGTACCGGGTGATCTTGTCAGCCTCATACACGACAGCCTCAGTCGTGGTCCCGGTCTCCCAACGCTTCACTGCTGCCACAATCCGACGCGAACTAGGATCCCTGAGCACCGCCACCTGATGAGCTGACTCCACCGTGACCTTCGGAGCACCCGTGCCGTCAGCCCACACGATCAAATACGAAGCACCCAGCGTCAGAGCCTCCCGGTGAGCAACAGACGCTAATTGGTCCATATCGTTATTGATCCAGTCAGACCAGATCTCTAAATCTGGTTGCCCTTCACGAGAGAAACCAATCACCCGCAACCGCTCCGCAAGAGCAGTGACAGCTAATCGAGGGATATTCACCGCGACCTTCGATAACCGATCACCAAGAGCCTCCTTCGACTCAGGTGACAAGAACGCAAGCGGCTGGTCCCCGGCATAGTACCGATCCAACTCAGCAAACCGGGCCTTCGGTGCTTCAAGCCGCTGCAACAATGTGTTCAATAATTGGGTAGACATGGATCCTCCTTAGAATCCGACAACTCGTTTACGAGACTTCTTGGAATAATGAGCAGCCCGATCAAGGGCAATAATCGCCGCCACCGCAGCATCAATCTTTCGTGGACTATTTCTCTTATCTTTTTTCAACAAATCCCCTGCAGCAGTGGACCGGGCAGAAGCATGAGAGAAATGCGCTGCCATCTGCTCATTCCCGTCATGCGTGATCTGCTCATTCACCACCGCCTGATACATGCGATCTGTTGCTGGACCCATACGAGAAGCGTGCGCCGTATTGAACATGACCACCTTCCGCTCCCCATACGCCTCGGCCCAATCCTCAATTTCTGTGCGCCACCCCCAAGGATCCGCAGCCAGCATTTGCACATCAAAGTTCTTGAACATGTAATGCACCTGATCCGACACCTCACCACGAGGCACCCGCCACCGCTGATCTCCAGGGTTCTCCCACAGACCAGCAACAAAGATATGCGGTTCAGGTTCCACCGTGGCACCAATCAACGCTGTGGAGTCACCCGATGCTGAACCGTCGAACCCCAGCACGATCCGCTTATTGATCTCCCGGTCAGGATCCGCTAGCTTCTCCCACGCTCCGAATGGCAACCACGAGTCAGTACCTTTCACCCATTGCCCTAACCGAAGCTGCCGAAACACTGGTTCACGAATCGTCTTGCGAACCGCTTCAATCGCATCCTCAGCTAGAAACGGGTCTTTGCACGCAAGAGCAGGGTTCGCAATCCTCCACGCCTCCCGGTCAGTGGTCTCACAGTCATCAGGTGCTGCGAACTCCTTCAAATAAAACTGAGGATCCTCACCAGACCGGCCATGCTTCACCAAGTTCCACATGATGCTTTCCTCAGACGAAGCCGGCGTCGAAATAGCTAACGTCAGTGACTCAGGACGCTTACCCGCTGCCGAGGTAGCAGCAGACCAAACCTCCTCAGTCACCACATGCAACTCATCCACAATCAATAAGGAAGGATCCCAGCCCTGCAACGCCCCATACTCAGCCGGTAACGGGTAGAACGTCGAATCCGTCTCAGGGACATGAATCCGGTCCTGATACACATGCACCCGCTCCTTCAACTCCGGACTCAACTCGATCATGCGCTTCGCAAACCGGAAGGTAATATTCGCCTGACGCTGGTCCGAAGCAACCACCAGCACCTCAGCAGACGGTGGACCAACAAACAGCTCCGCAACACCCAACATTGCAGCGAACGCCGTCTTACCATTCCCACGAGGCATAGAAACCAAGGCCGTTCGCACACCCTCAGCAAACGCACCCGTCATGATCTCCTTCTGAAAATCACGCAACCGCACCCGCTTACCAGCACCATGACCACGAGGCACCAGCAAATAATTCTGAATAAACCGAATACGACGCTTCGCCCGATCACGTGGATAACCTTTGAACTCCAACGGAGGGACAGTAATCGCAGCCTTAGGACCAGCAGCCATCACAAACCACCCTTTCCAGAAGTATCCGATACCCGGAGTATCTGAGACTTTGCCTTGGCACCGGGCGAAGGAAGCGACCGGGTGGGGGCTAGTCCCCAGTTGATGTTGGAGCCGCGTGCTGATCCGCGTTTGATATTGCAGTCACCACACACCACGTCAACATCTTTCAGTCGGATTGGGAGTCCTTGTTCTTTGCGTTTCCATGCTTCGGGACTGTGGTCTCCTTGGAGGTTGTCAGTGGCTCCACAGTCTGAGCAGAAGGGTTGTAGTCGTCGTGCTCGTCGTGAGAGTTTCTGCCAGTTCCAGTCGTAGTCTTTGCCCTTGTTCGGTTTGACTGGATGTGGAGCTTGATGCTCAGCACAATATGGTTTGTCACTGAGTTCTCCACAGTCGATACAAGGTCGTAAGAGCTGAGTCATGTCTGCTCCTGTTCTTCAATGAGTTCTGCGAGGTCCACGAGCCGGTCTGCTAATTGCTTGGCTTCCAGCGGCGTCAGGTGTGCCATGAGTCGTTGGCCGTGCCAGAGGCCGATGCCTGGGACATAGTTACCGGTGTGTTGGTTGAGCCAGTTGAAGCGTCTGATGCGTCCGATGTATGGGCGGCGGGTCATGCTGTCTCCTTGGCAAGTTGAAGGCAGGTATCACAGGTGGATACTGCATAGTTGGTCCCGTGGGTATTGCACTGCATAGATCCCGGCTTATCTCCCATAGATCCCATAGATCCCGAGGTTTCCTGTGCGGTGGGATGTACGGGATGTATGGGATGTATGGTGCTTGGTTCGGGATGTATGGCTGATTCTTCTTCGATTGCCCAGAAGGGTACGGAGTCTTTACCGAACCCATTGCGACCGGTTACGACACGAGGGTTCCTGATCTTGGAGCGACCATTCTGCATAGTCTTGAACTTGAAGCCCACCTTGTTCGCTGCAGCTTCGAGATCTTTCACTGCCATAGATCCACCGGCCTCCGTTAAGACTTCAATGAGCCATGCTTCCCAATCTTTGCGATCTTCGTCTGGTTCTCCGTTCTCACGGTCAATAAGATCGTTCACGGTGAGATCAGATGCTCCCAGAAGTTGGACTCGTGGTGCTTCGGTTGGTCCGTCTGGTGTGTCCACGAGAGTGCTTTGTAGAGCGAACTTCCATGAGCCGCGTCCGGTTCCATAGTTGTTCTTGTCCTGGGTGATGATCCGTTCACCGGTTTCTTCGTCTGTACCGAAGGCAAGGTAGGCGCGTACAACATCACGCAGCCCGTGGGAGCCGGACATCTTCTCCGAGACGCTGCTTCCACCTTTCTTGAAGTGGTTGATGAGTATCACGGCAAGGTCATGTTTTTTCGCTAGTGCGTCGAGAGCACCAACGGCATGACGCACGTCTTGGACCTTGTTCATGTCTCCTTGCATGGAAACGGAGATGGGATCCACAATGATGAGTTTCGCCCCGGTCTGGAGTACAGCATCTTCGAGCATTTGAATGTTGAGCGGGAATACGAGTTCTTGTTCTTGAACCCCGTATTCCGTCCAGACTTCTGCGAACACCCGGTAGATCTTGTCCAGGTCAGCACCTGCAGCCGTGAAACGTGGCAGATGGACTGATGACCAATCATCTTCGGGACCGAACACGATGGTTGCGTGTGCTTGGCCGTGGAGGTCGCCTTCAAGGAGTCCCTGACTGAGCAGTGATGCAGCGTAGGTGGCGAACGATGATTTCCCTTCTCCACCTATTCCCGCGAACACTGAGCAGGTTTTGAGAGGCAGGGCAGGTTCGCCGTCGATCCTCATGAACCACTTTTGCTTCTGTGGTTTGATGCTGCTGGCTGGGATGAATCTCATCATTGGCTGAGTCATGCCGCGTCACGCTCCTTGCGATACCAGTTGCGGAAGCGTTGCGTGGAGCGTTGACGGGCCGCTTCTGCGCCTTGCCAGTCACCGAAGAAGTTCGCTACTGATTGCTGGACTGCGGGATGGTTAGGGCCTTGCGCTAATCCTTCTATGAGTCCTTGCGAGTAGCCGCGATGGTAAGCGTCGTGGACTAGCTGCCATTGTTTCTGGACTTCGGTCAGTGGCGCCTGTGGCGGTTCTTCGGTAGACTCCGAAATACCAAACGACTCACCAGCAACGTAGTTTTTGGTTGTGACCGGTTCATCTACCCCCATAGATGGCCGGTCTTTTTCTTGCCTAATTGCTGCCATAGTTGCGCTCCATCTCCTTGACAACGCGAACTAGTGAAGCCAATGCGTCACTCATGCCGAGTCCACGCTTTTGCAGTTCCCATAGAACTTCACTGTGGATCAGCTGTTCGGTGTCGTGGTCAAGATCTGCTTCTCCGATGAAAGTTCCGGTTCCGAGTAAGTAGTACGCGGCCATTGATGCTCCTTATGCCTGGTCGAACTGGTCGTTGAGCCATTGTTCGAGGTCTGCTTGTCGATACATGATGCGACCGCCGATTCGAGCAGCTTTGGGGCCTTTGTTCATGTGGCGCCAGTACCGCAGCGTTGAGACTGGTGTCCGAAGCAATTCAGCCGTTTCCTCAATAGTCCGTAGCTGGAACTTTGATGTGTCTAATGATTGGGCACTCATTATCTCCACTCCCATTTGTGTTTTTCATTGAACACTAATCAGCATAAACACATTTCAGCTTGACAGTCAAACACGATGTGTTGGAGACTGTGAACTATGACTGAAAAAGGAGAGCCGTCAGAGGCTTATGGTGCGGACGATGAAGCAAATTTCATCAAAAACATGCAAATTTTGCGTGAGCAGCGTGACTGGTCGCAAGGAGAACTTGCAAGGAGGATGCAAGCCGAGGGATGGACTAGCTTCCATCAAACAACTGTGTCGAGAATCGAAAAGGGTGAAAGACCTGTCAGGCTAGGTGAAGCTCGTGGTATTGCCAAAGTACTTGGAACCATCACCAGCCAGATGATCCTTCCTGATACGCAGTTCCTTGATCTGCGGGAACTGGAACTTGCTTTGATTCAAATGAAAGAGATTCAGAAGCAATTCCGCGGCCTTGTAGGCGCGTTGGATGGGCAGCGGTCAATTGTTGATTATCACCTGCGCGAGGTCGAAGACATGTTGCTACCCGAAGACGTAGATCCCCCGATTGTTGAGAGGCGAGATATTGCCATGCGGGAGGCGCGAGAAATTCTGTCGAAGTCCTACAATGCCCTAATCGAGGAGTACATGGTGGAAACTCAAGGTACTAGCGTCTTCGAGGATGACTGATGGCGTCGATTCAGAAACGACCTAATGGCAAGTATCTGGTCCGGTGGCGTAATGAGGAGAACAAGGAGCGGTCGAAACAGTTCAACCTGATGCGTGACGCTAAGCGTTATGCAGCTCAGGTAGAGACTGATCTTGCCCGAGGTGATTATGTTGATCCGAAGGCTGGGGATGTCACGCTCCGAGATTTCTTTGATGACTGGAAGGGTCGTCAGGTGTGGGAGCAGACCACACTCAGCGGGGTGGAGTACACAGTGGCTTCCTTGTCGTTTGCTGATGTTTCCCTAAATAAGATCAGACGGTCACATATTGAGTCGTGGATCAGGGAGTCTCAGAAGTATCATTCTGCTGGCACGATCAGGACGCGATTCGGTCATGTGCGGACGATTCTTCGTGGTGCCATGAACGACGGGCTGCTGGTGAAGGAGCCGACGAAAGGTGTCAGACTACCTAGAGTTGAACGTCAGTCATCAACGATGCGGATTCCGACAACAGACGAAGTTGGTCAGTTACTGGAGTCTGCTGAATACTGGTTTTCCCCGTTCATTGCGTTATGTGCTTTTGCCGGGCTGCGTCGCGGTGAGGCGTGTGCGATCCAGTTGGGTGATATTGATTTTTTGGGCCGGTCTATTCGTGTGGATCGCCAGATACCTGAGAACGATATTTTTGTAGTGCGTCCACCGAAGCAAGGTTCTCATCGTGTCGTGTATATTCCCGATGATCTGCTGGTCATGTTGTCGGAGCATGTGAAGAATGTTGGAACGGTTGGTGAGGAGCGGTGGCTTTTCCCGAGTGGGCGTGGTGGGCCGTTACTACCGAAGCAAGCTGATTACCGGTGGAAGAAGTCACGTAATGCGGCGGGGCTTCCTAACGCGAAGTTACATGATCTACGTCATTTTTATGCGTCTGGTCTTATCGCTGCGGGGTGTGATGTCGTAACCGTGCAAAGGGCTATGGGCCATAGTTCTGCGTCGATGACTTTGAACACCTACAGTCATCTGTGGCCTGATGCTGATGACCGCACGAGAGCGGCTTCTGGTGGCCTGATGAAGGACGTTTTGAAGTCGCGTGAGGACCAGATGAGGACCGAAAAGGGATGAACTCCTGTCTGACTAAGGCGTTCTCCTAAGGGTAGGGTTTTCCATAATCAAAGTGTCCGGCTTTCTCGGTGTTGCTTCCAACCGCAGCCCCATACTGTTAAAGCATGAGTTCAACACAAACACCCCGGGCGACTGACAAGCCGCCCCGCCCACCACTCCGGTTGGGCCTCACCCTTCTTCATCTCGTAGTACTGGGCACGCTCGGTTGGGCCATCGTTGGCCTGCTCATAGGGGGCATCGGTCTCGGCATCGGTTTGCTCTTCGTGCTTGGCGTCGGGGTGCTCGTCCTGTTGGCCGTGTTCTACGCACTGTTCGGCATCGCCTGGTTTGAAGTCGAACGCGTTGCGAGCCTCTACGATGTGCCGGCCCAACGACTGACCTGGCGTTCGCATCCCCAAGGCGGATTCGTTGGATGGATCAAATCCTTGGGCCTGAACTTCACGAACGGACGCATGTGGGCTGCACTCGGAAACTTCCTGCTGGCGTGCATCATGGGTTCGCTCATGGTCTGGGCGCTCCAATCATTCGTCCACTCGATCATCGCGGCATTTGCGCCACTCACCGGTGCAGAGTCCGTTATGACCCCGCTATTCTTCAGCATCCCAGCCTCGCAGGCACCCTTATTGTTGCTGCTGGCCTTAGTTTGCGCCGCAATAGTCGTCGGTATCCTCTACCTACACCGGACTATTGCCACCGCCATTATTGGTGCCACAGCAC